CCGCCGAACTCCTCCGTCGCCAGCGCCAGCCCGATAGCCTCGCGCGCCAGCCCGATCCGGCTCTTGCCCACCCACGGGTCTGTGCCCCAGCCCTTGATGTGCCACACCCGCCGCCGGTCCAGCCGCACCGTATCCCCGTTCGGTAGCAGGTAGTCGTAGACCCGCCGGTTCTGCTCGTCGACCCCCACCGTCATCCGGTCCGGCCGCAGCGGCCAGACCGCCCGGCGCCGGCCGGCCCCGTCATACTCGATCTCGGAATAGGCATTGCCCCACAGCGCCAGGCAGACCGCCTTGTACTCGTAGTCTTCCTGGGCAGTTGACTCCGGGTTCGGGGCATAGTGCAGCACCCGGTACAGCGGATGATTCGTGGCCTCTTCCTTGCCCCGCCCATCCAGCCGCCGGTACAGCACCAGCGGCACCATCCCCACCGACTCCGAGATGAGGTTGACGCAGGCAAACACGGTGATCTGCGACAGCGCCGTGTCCACGTCCACCCGGCGCCCCGTATGCGCCAGCGCCGACGACCACAGCGCCGTCGTCTCCCCGTTGACCACCAGCGCCTTCTGCTCGCCCCGCAGTGCCCGTGCGATAAATCCCATCGTCAACCCCTATCAAGCGGGTGCTCGCTGGCCAGCGACCACGCGCCCAGCGCCAGCAGCAGCCCCCCGACCACGATGCAGGCCCACGCCCAGCCGAACGTCACGCTCAACCCCACGCTCAGCAGCACCAGCCCCACCAGGATCACCCCCAGCTCCGGCGCACTCTCTCTCATAACAGGAGCAGCTCCTCGCTCTCATACTTGCTCGGCCCGTTCTCGTTGCGCTCCCACCGGTCCAGTGCCATCACGAGCCCCACGATCCCGTCGATCTTGCCCTGACTCTCGGCCTTGTCCGGCTTCAGGTTGCCCGCCGGGTCCTGCTTCACCGCCACGTTGCTCGCCATCCACCTGAGCACCGGGTTCCCCCCGTGGTTGAGCCGCTTGTCCAGCATCAGCCGCTCGAACGTCTTCATCGCCGGCGCCATGCTCAGGAACCCCTGCCCCATCCCGAACACCTTCAGCCCCTCGTCCTGCAGCTCCATCGCCAGTTGATAACCCTGGAACAGCCGGTCCACGTTGAGGTCCACCACCTGGAACCGGCTGGCATCCTCCAGAATCTGCGCCCGGATGAACGCATAATCAATCGCGTTCCCCGGCGTCACCGTCAGCCACCCGGCCCGCTGCCAGGCCTGGTACTGCTCCGCATACCTGTTGTTCGGGTCCGTCAGCCGGCTCTCCGGGCACCAGAACCGCGCCCGAATATCCAATATCTGCTCTGCTACCTCTGTGCCCTCTGTGGCTCCCGGCCCCGGAAACACCAGCACCCACGCCGTCAGATCGCTCACACTGGAGAGGTCGAGCCCGCCATAACCCACGCGCCCGACAAAATCATCATCCTCCAGCGGCCGCCGGAAGTTCGCCTCCCACAGCTCCGGCGAAATCCAGCGCATCGATTGCTGCGTCCACACATCCAGGTGCAGCCGCAGGAACCCGTTCAGCGCCGCCGGCATGTTCGCCGCCTTCGCCGCCTTCGCCCGCAGGTCGTCCAGCCCGACCGAGATGTTCAGGTTCGGGTTCGCCTTCGCCCAGGTCGTCTCGTCGGCCCAGTTGTCGCCCTCGTCGAGCTCCGCAATATAGGCGAACCAGCGGTCATCCTGGATCGTCCCCTGCAGCACCTGCCGGCTGTACGTGTAGTGCTGGTAGCAGATCGACTCCCGGTCATACCCGGCCGTCGTGATCTCGCAGATGAGCGGCTGCCGCCGGGCCCCCGTCGCCGTGTCCAGCACATCCACTACCGCCGAGGTGGGGTGCGCGTGCAGCTCGTCGATCAGCGCCCCGTGGATGTTCAGGCCGTCCATCGTGTTCGCATCCGCCCCGAGCGGCTGGAACTTCGAGGCCGTCGCCTCCACCGCCAGCGTGTCGCTGCTGCGCCAGTGGCTCACCATCTTGCTCAGCGCCGGCGACGCCCCCACCATCCGCACCGCTTCCGACCAGGTGATCTTCGCCTGCTCGCGCTTCGTCGCTGCCGAGTAGACTTCCGCCCCCGGCTCCCCGTCCGCCGTCAGCAGGTACAGCCCGATGCCCGCGATCAGCGTCGACTTGCCGTTTTTCCGGGGCACCTCGACGAACGCCGTCCTGAACCGCCGCTGCCCGTCCGCCCGCTGCCACCCGAAGAGGCTCCACAGGATGAACTGCTGCCACGGCGCCGGCTCGAACGGCTTCCCGGCCCACTCGCCCTTGCTATGCTTCAGGAAGCCGAAGAACTGCGTCGCATACTCGGCCGCCTGCCTGTCAAAGTGCAACCCCCGTTCCCCGCCCGTCTCCAGGTCCGCCAGATGCCGTTTGACTGCCAACCGGATCATCTCGCTCGCCGGCACACTCCCATCCAATACCCCCCGGCAGTACTGGACGACAGGATGTCGGCCGACGACCGGATGCCTATTCGTCGCCATTACCGATCCCGCCGAACTCGTCGAGCGGGTTCGCTGCGTCCTCGGTCGCCTCGGCCACCCGCGCAAACAGGATGTCCGCCATGCTGAGCTGGTCCTCCTGCTCGATGCGCACCTTCGACCGCGAACTGGCTGTCATGCCGAACTCCGCAGCGTAACCCTTGAAGGCTGCCGAGTTGTCGCGCCACACTTGCAACAGCGGATGCTTCCGCTTCAACCCCTTCTCGTCCTCCGTCTCCAACCCATCCGCCGCGATCAGCGTGAGCGCCTGCTTCGCCAGCGACCAGTGTTCCGCCATCAGGATCAGCGCCGGCTCATCGATCTCCGTCGCCACCCCCATGCGGATGAGCGCCACGATGTACTTCTTCCAAAAGTAACTTGCCAGCGGTGAGAGGTTGCGCGGCACGCGCTCGGACAGGGGCTGCCCCTTCGGCTCCCTGTCGTTGAGTGGTCGCCTGCCTGGGTTGCCGCGCAGCTCCTTTGTCGCTGTCGGCAACGGTTTCCGCCCTCTTGCCATCTCTCTACCGTCTATACTTTCCTGTTTCTTATGTCAACTGGTGGAATCCCACCATTTTCGCGCTTATGGGAACACGGCTGCCTGCACGGTACACGCCCCAGGGCCTGAAGATTCGATGCCCCCCTACCCCTGCTCATCTGCGCCCCGTAATTCGTGAGTGACAGGCCTTGCATAGAGCCTGCAGGTTGTCCCAATGATGCGTGCCACCCGCGGCGAGTGGTACTATGTGATGCACCTCAGTCGCAACCGCGCAGCAGACATCGCACACGGGATAATTCCTCAAGAACTCTGCTCTAATCCGCTGCCAGTCCCGGTCATACCCGCGCGCTGCTGGACTGGGTCGCTCGTCAGGTCGTCTGGGTCGCTGGTGCAGCCCGCACCGGCCACCTCGCACGGCTGCCCGGGGACAGCCGGCCTGGCTGCAGGGCTGGGCTGGTTTAGTCGGCATCGCTCCCCCGATCCCCGTGGATGGCACGCCTGGCACACCAGGCCCCGATACTCCCGCCCGCACGTCCGGCACACACGGATCATCGCAGCACCAGCAGCAGCGTCAGCAGCGCCATGCCGTACATCGCCAGCACGCCGAACAGCCAGGCCGGCACACCCCCGACCTGCCGCTGGCGTGTGGCCGTCAGCTTGCGCACCTCGGCTTCCAGCATAACCAGCCGGCCGTTAAGATAAATCGGCGGCTCAGCGTCCAGGTGCTCGATGGTCTCGGCCGCCGTCTGCGTGGCGGTCCAGATGTCATGATTCATGGCCAAGGCTGCATAGAAGGTTCTGGCCCACGCACTCGCAATCGCGTCGTCCACCTGCACACGCCACGACAGCACCCTGGGGACGCCCGCCTTGTAGAGCTCCGCGCCGATGACGATGGAGTCGCACGCCCCGAGAATCACCAGGTCGATCCCGCCGGCCGCCCGCAGCGCATCCTGCAGCAGGTGCATGTCGATGTCCCCATCTGACATCTGCAGCGCCGTCGTGCAGCCGTGCGTCGCAAAGTGGATGATCTGATACGTGCCCGAGGCGATGGACCTGAGCACCTCGCGCGCCGACACGTACCGATTCAGCACCGTGATGCGATTACCGTTCGCTGCCGAAACCCAGTCTTCGACGTTCTGAATGTTCGAGGCTGGCGCCACCACCAGGATATTCATACCGCTCTACCCGCCCGCGCCCGTCGGCCGCAACAAAAAGGCCAGCGCCATCACTGCGCTGGCTCCCATCCCCAGAATGCCCTCGGGCACCGCCTTGTCCTGCCAGGCCAGCAGGATCGCACCGAGCACGACCAGCACAGCCACCAGGCCGACGATAAGCACCGTCAGCCAATACAACTTCGGCGCCTGCGAGCTCGTCGGCACCGGATCATCGACGCTGCGACCCTCGAACTGTGCCATGCAACCTCCAAGGCTTAAACAAAAGGCGGCCCTCGTGCCGCCGGCTTTGTAGCCGACAGCCAGAGGGCCGCCCTACGCACGTTCTAACCTACATCAGGACTTCTGGGTAGGCGTGTTCCCGTGAGAGACCGATATGTGTTTCCCGAGTTGATACCGCTTTTCGATCCAGCCGATAATCATGTACAGCGCCGCCCGCACAACCAACGCGAACTCTCGAAACTCATCGGGCGGCAATGTCTGTTGCATACAGAAATTATACATCCGTGCGCGCCCCGGTGTCAAGCACTGATGTGCTAAAAATAGCAGCCTATTTTAGTTTCCAGCGCGCGACCGGGCTCGCATCCTGGTGCGCTGCGTCCAGATCCGTCTCCGCCA